GGGTGTGAAAATCCACGGACTACCTCCGCCACAGCTTGAGGGCCTTGTCCATGGCCGTTTCCGACTGGACGCCCATTTCGCCGAGCTTTTCCTGCGTGCGACGTCCGGTGTAGGCGCGGTACATCATGAGGAACGTGCCGGAGACTGTGGGCAACGCCCACTTGAGTACGTCAATGATGAACGAGGCTTCGTCCTTGGTGACTGACGCGGAGAAGGCTGAGGTGAAAGCCACGGCCACACACATGAAGATGAGCAGAAATGATCCTTTGCCGTACCAGCGCAAAAGCTGTGGGCGGGTGCGGCGGACGTATTCATCGTTGGAGGCGATCTCGGTCTTGGCAAGCTCGCGGCCTCCCTGCGTGTCCTTAAGGTCAAGCTCACGCAATCGGATTTTGGTCTTCATGGCCGCTTTGGAAAGTGCCGTCTGTTGTTCGGGTGTCATGGGTTGGCTGTCGGCTTCCTTGAGGCCTTCAGTGACCATGTTCACGCCTTGTTCGATCTTCTTGCCCGTTTCACCGCCAATGGCTCCGGCGATGGAGGCCACACCTTCGATAGCAGTCACGATCTGGCCGACTCCGGGAACGAACTTGAGCGCACCTGTGAGAAAACTACCGAGTCCCATTACTCCACCCCCTTCCGGCCTTGCCGGTGGCGTCGATGATTTCAAGATCGAAGCGGATGCCGGGGCGGGGATCGCCGTTACAGACTGCGTTCATGAGCTCGGCCAACGCGGCGCGGGAACCGGACACGGCTTGCTGATCCTTGAGCGTGGCGAAACGCAGACCGGGAAGGATGCAGGCCTCGGAATCGGACAGGCGGCCTTCCTCAGCGTCACCGGCCCAGTTGCCAGCGTGCATAAGGACATGGGTACGTTGGGGAACGTTCAGGATTTCAGGACACAGCCCGAAATGCGGGGACTGTCTGATTTCACATTCATATTTTCCGGGCGGAATGCAGGATACGCCCGTGCGGTTGCCTTTCCATGGCGGTTCCGCGCTGACGCGATCCGTGCCGCCGGGCAGGAACATACGGCTGAAGGTGCCGTCAAGGCCATGATCAACCCGAACTATGATGATGCTTTTTTGGTGCATGATATCTCCCTGTTTGGCGGGGCCGGGGTGGTCCCGCCGTTTGGCTTAAACAGGGATAGAATATCGCAGACTTGATTTAAGGTTAGGACGGGGTGTAAGGTGTGGATAAAAAAAGAGGAAAGGCCATGGCTGAGAATGAAATAGAAGTCATTTCAAAAAATAAGGAACTCATGTTTCTTGTAGACAAAGGGTATTCTCAATATCAAGAAGTTGGTATTGAAATACCCAAAAATCAATATGGATTAATGAAGACTTATTTATGGGCTGCCGTAGCGATTGTCGGAGCAAATGTTTGGTATTATAAGTTTTTTTTAAAAAGTGCTGTAGAAATACGAACTGTGTCTCTTTTGGATTTATTCATACTCCTTATAGGTTTAACTTCTCCAATCCTTGCATGTATTGCCTTTGTTCTTGGCATTGATACATTACGGGGACGTTCTCCAAATTCATTCCCACTTGGACAACTAACATCTTGGAAAGATTATATACAATCTTCTGAAGTCTCAGCTGAAATATTTTATACGAGCTTATTAGATACGCTGTCTGAATCTATTGATCGTCATCGAAAGCCAAATGAATTTAGAGGGAAACGACTCCGCAATATGTCGAGACTTGTGATTGCTTCGGCAATTTGCGGATTCGTTAGTGGTTTGTATCATGTATTTGTTAGCATCGAATTTAACTTAATGTAGCAAAGGAGAAAAGATGTCAGGAAAAGACAAAAAGCCCATCAAGCCGCCTCAGAGGCCAAAGCCCGTAGAGTATGTAACCAACAGCAAGCCTGGAGACTCTGTCGAAAAAAAACCATGCTCTCCACCAAAAGATAAAAAGTAACCATAAAGAAAGGCACCCCTCCAGCGGGTGCCTTTTACATGGCAAAGAGAAATGACTGACTACTACATCTTTGGCGCAATATAGTAGTTTTCAGTTTTTGACCAATATTCAAGTTCGCCGCGTTTATTGATGATATAGTATTCGCCAAAGACATCACCGACACGGGTCAGTTTTATTTGGCCGTCCTTGTCCTCTGCTACATACTGCTCAATACCGGATGAGCCGTCCTCGTAGGAACTTGTGATAGTTACAGCGCTTCCTTGACGAGTAACTTCCAAGGTGTGGTTATATCCCCAAGTGCTTTTCCATTTTCCAAGGAATTCTTTGGGGCCTGTCGGGGCAACGGCCTCAAGGGGTTGGACTGGAGGATTTAAGCCTTCTTCAATGTAGGATTTAAAAATACGCGTATCTGTATTCTCTTTTCCTTGGCTCCGTCTGTATTCAGAGCTTAATAAGCGTAGGTACTTCGGAGCAACTGCGAGTGTTAAGGGATACCCCTTTGAAAGGGACATGCGTCTACTAAAGTTGTCTATTTCTTCAAGCCATCTAGATGCTATTGGATAGCCGGCACCAAAACCCTCGTCGTGAAAAAGGGAGTCGTCTTTAAAAGTCATAAGCTGAACATACATGTCGTTAAGGAGACTTCGGTCTGCTGCGATTTGTTCAGGACTTGCCTTTTGAACTTGGGTTTTGGGAATTTTGTTTTGTTTTTCAAACTGCACGTTCTTTGTCTCTAGCGTACTTATGGGTTCATCTGGGGCCTGTTCAGTGGCAGGAAGTATTAAAATACAGACGATGAGTAAGCCGATATACAGGCCGAAGGCCTTGAACCGGGTCTGTTTTTCAGGAGGCAGGAAAAAAAGTGCCAGATCGGGTTTGATAAGGCCTAGGACGGCACCGATAAGAGCCGCTAAGCTGACGAGGGATAAGATTATTTGCATGAGAGTCTCCTTATAAATCAATGCGATTCATTTCTTCCTTAACGCTTTCCGAGGTTACGCGAAAGGGTTTATCTAAATGACGTATTAATTTCCCCTCGGCGGCTAGAGCATAGACTTGGCTCCGGCTAATGCTGAGACAATATGCGGCTTCATCTGCGCGCAGGAAAGTCTTGGCGACCAGCATTTCTGCTGGAGTAATGGAGAATTTTCCGTATCCCCTCACGTCGGTCCCTTCCGGCAGCATGACCTGAAAACCTTCGGATGTTTTTGGTGCGCACCGCTGTGAGCATCCAAAGCAATAGAGGAGCGGCCAGCGGCATACCCAGTACGCCTTTTTCGGGTCGTGGCAGTTAAGACGTTCATAGACGCCTGAAAGGATTTCGCCCGTGTAAGGACGGAATCCCTTGCCATACAGGTCTGCAAATTCTTTCAAATGTCGTGCGGTCATGTTTCAGCCTCCGTGACAATCAACATGAGAAAAGTTGTGTGACGGCCTTTGCCTGTGCGCGGAACAGATCGTCACACCGGTTGCATTTGCCGGAGACGCTGCATCGTGCGCATGCTGTTGCCTTGATTGTTTCCATGATTCGTTTCTCGTCGTTCTGACCTTCAAGCGCGTCCCGTATGCGTTGGGTCTGTTGCTCAATGTCGCCGCCATAATTCCCTGCCAACACCATGTATACCGTGGATCGGTTCAGGAACGGATGCAGGCGACAGAATCTATGCACCGAGCCGAACCGCGTCTCGATGTCAGTTCGCAGGTTGTGCATCGTATGGGTCTATTCCCTTTTTCTTGCAACGCCCGATCAGGTCTTTGGCAAGTGTCTGCAATGCTCGCTGGTCGTTCAGCCAGACGAATTTGTCTACGCTGAACTGCGATTTGCAGCGTGTGTCGAGGCCGGACATTTTCCAGTCCAAGGCGTGCCACATGGCCGCGATCCACCGCTTCTGTTTGGCGTGGGCCGTGCCGTTTGGGATTTCATAAAACGTCTTTCGCGGGGTTCTGGACCGTTTGCGGCTGTCGGTAAATTCCGCGCCTTTGCTTTCAAGGAAACGGACAAAATCATCCAGTTCGCGCATGGTCATTTTTCCGGCAGACTCTTTGCCGTATCGTTTGTTCAGCATTGCCCGATACATTTCATCGTCCATTTCCGGCATCCGCTTTTTCGCTATGTGTATCTTTGCCAGCAGGCCGTTTCGCCAATTTTGATTGATTTTTTGTGCCATGGTGTGAGTCCTTTCGGTTTTCAGTGTCGCAATCGCAAGGCGGATCGTAGATTAACGAGGCCCCGCAATGTGGGCAGCGGTAGTGGTCGCTCATTTTGACTTATCAGAGGGCGATTCTTCGTTTTCGCATTCAGTGCCATTGTATCCATCCAGACATTCGTCGGGTTCGATGACACATTCCGCGAGTGACGCCGTGCGTGGCCTGATCGCTGTTACCGGCACGGCCTTGCGGGAATATGCGAGAGTGACAATCCACTCGCCATTTGCATTCAGACGAGGCGGTGCGCCAATCATTTCGGCTTCAGGGAGCATGCCGCCTTCGCGGTACCAAACCTTGGCACCTTGGGGCAGGTAGAGATTCACCCGGACGGTTCCGTTTGAGGTTTGCCCCATGTCGACGCCAAAGGCTTTGGCTATACGACGGCCAAGCTCTTGTCCCAATTCGGCAGCAGTGAAAAAACTCCGGCGTTCATGAGGACGGGTATGAAATGCGTCTCCAATTTGTAAGCGAAAATTCTCCGGTTTTCCCCCATGGTTGCGCCAGCTTTCCCGGTAGTCACCGGGAAAAACGGAAAGTAAAGGCCATGCGTTTTTCCCTTTGGTGGATGGGATTCTGAGGGGTGCTTTTATGCTGGGCATCTGTCTTCCTTTTCATTTGGCTGCTCATCAGGCCGAAGCCGCCACGCTTCGGCGACCGCCCACACGGGGCGGTTTCGCTTAGTTCACGCTTTCCTTGAGTCCTTTGCCGGGTTTGAATTTGACCACGTTGCAGGCCGGAATCCGAACCACTACACCTGTGCGTGGATTGCGGCCGTCACGGCCCTTGCGAGCCTCAATGGTGAAAGAGCCGAAGCCGGTGATGTTTACTTTCACGCCTTTGCCCAAGGAATCCTTGATTTCATCAAGAGTCGTATTGATGATCTGTTCCACTTCGCTGGCACGGGTTCGATAGGGCTTCTTTGCCACAACTGCTTTGATCAATTCGCCTTTGTTCATGGGGGAATTCTCCTGTGTTAAGATGGATGATTTATACGGCCAGTCCGTTCTGCTCTTTCCAGTCCTGCACGGCATCGTCAGCGGTCCGTGTGCATGCCCGGTAGAGCCATTCGCAGAAGGTCTGCAGCATGACAGATTTCTTGCGTACTTGTGTTATGGATATGATAGAAAAGGGGAAGTATTCAGGGTGCTTTTGCATGAAGTACAACCGGATTAAACTTCGAGTTCCAGCTTCATTCTGGTCGCGGGCTACAAGATTATGGACCACCACTTCTTCTTCGCAGTGCCTCCAGATTGCCACTTCATAAGTGTATCGCATGCAACCGAACCAACCACTGACGGTCTCGTAAAAACCGCGCCAGAAGTATGAAAGGCCGCCGGAGAACGCCATCAGAAAGAGAATGAAATAGATGAATTTCATATCTTTCCCCTATGCCGCTGCAATATTGAGGGAGAGCGGGCTGTATTCGCCGTTTTCATCCCGTTTGTAGACGCGGACATACTCTTTGCTGTCGATAACGCGGATACTGTCCTTGATAGCCTTCATGGCATTGCGCCAGCGAGGATCGTCGATCTCAAGACGAAGCAGGTCGAGAACGCGGTACACACTGATCTTGCCCTCGGCGTCGGCTTGGAAAGCCTTTTCGACGATGGTGCGAAGGTTGGGGTTCGCGTCGTGTGTCCATTCGGCCATGCATTCGTTGATCAGCACCTCGGCTGCAACCAGTTCTTCACCGAACTTGATACGGTCCTGAATGTTGATGGTGATCTTGATGGAACCGTCGAACGAGTACAGGACTCGGTTGCCCTTTTTGCCGCGCAGCTTGACGCCGTATTTTTCAGCGACCAGGGCAAGGTGGGTGCGGATGTCGTCGAGCGCCTTCTGCTTGAACTCGGTCAGGGAGGTATTGATCTGTTCGGCCTCGGTGAACAGTTCACGAACAACGGAGTCCGCAAGTTTGTCGGATTCCCGGACGTTCTCAGGCGCAACGAGGTTGCCTTTGGCGTCCTTCCAAAATTCGTTGTGTGTGGCAGTGCTTTCCATGATTTCTCCTAGTTGATTGCTATTTCTTCAAGGCCGTTGACGCGCATGGCCTCGGCGGCCACGTCCGACGCGATATTGTTGGCTTCGACGCGCAGATCGCCGGGCAGCTTGTCGGCCAGCTCGCGAAGTCTTGCCGCGCAGTTCATCACCTTGCTGCTGATCGCGCCGTTGGGGTTCCAGCCGGTGTCTTTGTTAGTGCGTGCGGTTTCATTCATTCGGTGCCTCCTTTCTCATTTTGGTTGTCAAAACGGTTGAATATGATGGTGCATTCCTTGATCACAGCTTTTCGTGCCGATTCGGAATACAAGTCCTTTTCAAAGAACACGCGGGCCAATCGGGACATTGCGGCACGTTCGGCAGCAAATGGATCGCGGAAGGCAACTGGCGGATATGGGGTGTCGCGCTGATCGCGGCCCTTGGGTGTCGTTGAATACAAATGGCTCAAGCCTTTTTTCCCATTACGGCGAGCAAGTTCGATTGAGACCAAATGCTTGAGGTATTTGGAAACTGAGGTTGTATCGACGTGTGACACGGCAGCAATTTCAGAAATTTGAAACGTACCGGAGGAGGCCCGTACGGCCCGCCACATGCGGACATACCCTTCGCCTCTGCGTTGGGGAGCCTTGACGTTGTAAACATACTGACCGGGCTTGATGCGGGTCAGTTCGTTCTGGCGGGTCATGCCGTCGAGTTGACGACGAGTGCGAGCTTTTTCCGGTTCTGATTCCAAGCCCATGGCCTTGAAGATCAATGCGTTATTGATTTCTTTTTTGCCGCCTTCGCTTAGGCCGATGACAACACCGCGCAGCTTGTCCATGTCAGGTGACACCATTGCTACGCCCTCCCGATGCGCAAGGCGTCGATAGCCTTGGCGTCAATGGCGTTGGTGTTTTGAGCCTTGGCATAATCTTCAAGGTGCAGGATGTAGCCATAAACAACGCGGAAGCTGCCTTTCGCCAGTTGAGCGAGTTTGTGGCAGGCCTCCGGCGTGACTTCCAGAGTAGCGGCCTGCAAGGCGAACAGCATTACGTCGTCAGCTTTTATGGGACCGAAATTTACGACATCGACCACGCGGGAATGCACTCGCTTGCGGGCATGGAGCTTGGGATAGAATCCTTCTTCTCCTATCAGCACAACCGGACAACCGGTCATGTCGTGAACGTCGCGTAGGTCTTCGATTCGGCTCATGTGCAAGCGGTCAGCTTCATCCACGATGATGGGCTGGGGAGACTCGGTCAGGGCGTCCATGATACGGTTGCGGCACCGGGTTGTGTTGGAGGGGCGTTCGCCGGAAACTTCGTAGGTCAAAGCCTGCAAAAAGCTAAACTGGCTCCATCCTTCAAGGACTCGCAGGAAGATACCGCCGTTGACGGTGTGCCATTCCTTGGCGGCCATGGTCTTGCCGCGCCCAGCTTCGCCCTGAACAACGCCGATACCGGGCCGCCCGCGTTCCGTATCGCTCAAGATACTGAGCGTTTTGCGCAGCTTAGCCACGTTTCCTGTTTCGATAAAAATGTCTCGCCGCATGATTTACCTCGCTATGGTCTGTTGCTGATAAAGTGGCCTGAGTTGGTCAAAACGTGCGCCGGTGGCGGTCCGGTATTCTTCGGAGGCCTCGTAGGCGTTCATGAAAGATGTGTCGTCGTCGGGAAGTTCATGGCCATTCTTGATGGCCTGTTCAAAGCACCACTCATAGCGTTCGTACTCGGAGGTGAAGAAATCTGGACGGTCGAGGGTGGCTGAATGAAGCGGCTGGACTTTGGCCCTTACTGCTTCAAGACGTGCGACCTCGGCATCGTCGATAGTAGGCTCGGCCTTGACGGATTTGGACTTAGGGATGGCTTTGAGGGGTACAGTCTCGCGTCGCATCCACGGCAGGGATTCAAGAGCGCTTTCGCCTATCTCGCCATCAAAGGCCTTGACCACTTCCATGGTGGCTGCTTTGAGTTTGCGTTGGCGTTTGTTGGCTTCCTTGATTTTCTGAAGGTCAAGTTCGTCGCCGAACTCACGAGCGAGAGGATGAAGCAGTTCAGTCGGTTGAGCCATGCCGAGGCGTTCGCCTTCCAGCGTATGCAAGTGAATCTCGCTCATGTCGGCCCAGCTGAACATCGCCATTACAGGCTTGTTCAGGCCATACAGAGCATCGGACTCGAAACGGACGCCGCCGATGGTAAAGCCGCACCGTTTGGGCGTGATCTTCTGGCGAAAGAGAAAATGGCGATCCAGCTCGGTCACATCTACGCCATCACCCAAGCCTCCTTGAAGGATATCAAGCGGACGTTGATAGCCAACACTCTTGCGGCGTTGCTGGCCGTACCAATGAGCATAAATACGGAATATCTCGGAGGCTTCTCGTAAAGTCGGAGTCCATTCGTTATGCGTCTGGGCGTGATACTTTTCGTTGCGCATCATCCAGGCGGGTTTGTTGGCGACATTGTTGCCGATGTAGCTCGGCAAAAGGCGTTGACATTCCTCGTCAAAAGTACGGAAAAAGCGTTCGACGATTTTGGTTCGAGCTTCGTAAGGCTTGCTGTACTGAACCGCTATTCCGAGGCGGGCATACAAGCCGTTGAATTCACCGAAGTCGGCATCTACATTACTGAAATATTTCCCTCGGAAGGCCTTGCCGTTGTCGAGATAGACGCAACGAGGATACTGAGCGAGGGTGAGGATCGACATGTGCAACGCCGAGCTGATGGCGATGGTGTCCTCCGTCGGCATTATTTCCCATCCCACCGGCATACGTGAACGCCAGTCGAACCAGCAGATCAGTGTGGGCCGGAACGGTTTGCCCGTAACGGGGTGCAAGCATCGGAAGTTCAGGACATGACCATCGCAGAAAAGGACGTCGCCTACCGACAGCAATTCACTGTTGCGGGCGATGAATGGCCCGACCTTGTCCTTCAGAGCTTTTTCGCCTTCTCGTTTAAGGACGACGAGGTCATGATGGTGAGCGTCAAACCGCTCGGCAAAACGTCGAAATGAACGGTATGAGGGCGTCGGTTGGTTCCTTTTTGCAAGGATTGCCTCTGTGGTTCTGTGTGCAAGGGCCACGCTTGGTTGGTTTGGAGTCAGCCAGCAACCGAGGAAAATTTTTTCAGCATCCGAGCCTATCTGTCCAAGTCCTTTTTTGCCGCCATTTGACCACTTCCCTCGACGATCACACAGGACGCGGTAATCGTCATCGTTGTCGCGCAGCTTTTTATCCCAGCGATAGAGGGTTTTGTCGGAGACTTCGCCCAGCACGTCGTATTCTTTGGGAAGCAACAGGCCGGAATTGATACCAAGTAAAAAGGCCTCTGTGGCCTTGCCTTTGGTTTCCTTGCTCTTTGTGACGTACTGTCGCCACTCGCTGACAACTCGAAAGCGGGCCATGCCCACACTGTGTGCCCAATCAGGAATCACTACGTTGTCCGATGGAAGGGCCGGTACGTCCCGCTTCGCTTCATGCAGGGTGATAGCCGCCCGGACGTCTTCCGGGAGTCCCCTCAGAATCCATACCTTGCCTCCCCCGCGTCCTTTACGACTTTCGGAAGGCCAACATTCACGTTTTGCGCGGCGATTAACCGAACGGTCTGTTTGGCTTATGACCTTGGCGAGTTCTTTGGTGGTATAGCTTGTTTTCATAATGATGGCGTAGGTTCGAAATTAATTCAGTGTTTTTGCTGTAGCTTCGTTCGCCTTCATGTCGGCAGGCAGACTGAGGTATTCATCTGGGCATCCCAAGTTTCGGAGATGTCCGAGGACTGCACGGTTATTCACGGCCCCGCGTATCGTTCTATTGACGATGGACGGATTCATTTCCAATGCTCTGGCAATGTCGGCCTGAGTCTTTCCCAAACCGTCCAGATATTCGCGAATCCGCCAAGGCTGGCGATTACGACCTGCGCCGTATGCCGCACACTTATTGCTCATAGTTTCATCTCCAACTGCTTTTTCCGTTTGCGGGCATCACGCTCTTCAATGATGGCCTCAGCGTAATCCCGTAGTTTTTTGTCTTCGGGGGTCATGACCCCGCACCCGTGAAGGTTCAGCATGGCCGACAGTGGAGCAATATTGTCCACCGCCAAACAGAATACGTTCACAGCAATTATGGAAGGAAGGTGGTCTGTGTTGGCCGGGTTCAGCCATTTTTCGAGGGTTGTGACTTTGACGCTTTTGGCATTTCCACGGGTCAAAGTGACGCCGGACCTTGCAGCGACCTTGTTCATGCGATCCACGATCTGATCTCGTGACAACCCGCATTGAGCGGCGCATTGATTCATGGCGCTCTTTGTCCTGACCATCAGCATGGTCAATTCTTGGCTTGGATCGTCGAATAAGGATAATTGCCGCATGTGTCGCTCTTGTCCGGTGACGTTTGAGTTCGTGTCCGATACAGATGCGGGGTCGGATGTTGACCCCCTGCGTGCAGTCAATTACGGTGTTGGTGTTACATAGTACCGTTATTGCCTGCTCACAGCTCTCTTTTGTACCATTTTTGGTATCAGGTCAACCTAAAAATGGTGTCCTAGTTCCAAGAAATGGTATTCTGGCGTTTGGCTAGATATATCAAGAAGATGGCTGTTAAAGTTGGCGTCTACCTTTTTGTCCAACTTTGGAGGCCTAATATGGACAGCTCAATTCATGAACGATTAAAAGAGGCTAGGGGTAACCTCGGTCGCGATGAGTTTGCAGAAATCCTAGGTGTCCATAAGAACACTCTAGGAAGATATGAACGTGGCGAGTCAGAACCCACAAGTGGGCTTTTGACATTGCTGTGTACCAAATTTGGTATAAGCCCTCAGTGGCTACTGTTCGGGGCTGGAGAGATGAAGCGCGACCCGGTGGGGGAGAATGATATTCCTAGCGACGTTGAAATGATTCGCGTTCCAAAGGTTAAAGCTCGCCTATCAGCCGGAACCGGATCGCTTGAAACAAGTGGCGAGATTGAACAATTCTATGCTTTTCGGTCCGATTGGCTTAATCGGAAATGTAGTCCAGGAAAGTGCGTAGTGATGGATGTTGCCGGTGATTCAATGGACCCAATCATTAAGGATAAAGATATCGTCCTTATAGACAAGGGACAGGATGAAGTCATTGCGGGAAATATCTATGCAATAGGAATAGATGACGGGGTTCTAGTTAAGTATGTAGACAAAGAACCAGGGATGTATGTTTTTAGAAGCGCAAACCAAGCCTATAGCTCAATACGAGTTGATCTGAACGACGAATCATTGAACGTTAGGATAATAGGCCGTGTCCTTTGGATGGGGCGAGAGTTGTAGCTTCACCATCTTTTTTTAAGCTACAAAAAAAGAATAGCCGCATTTCGACAGTTTTCTCATTTTAACTGTCAAAATGCGGCTATTCTTTTGAAATTTTTCTCAAGTTAGAAACGGAATCAAACCAAACCCCAAAAACCCGAAAATCCCACGCCAGTCCTACGAAAGTATCACATTCGTCTCATGCTTTCCCGGCATTCTCTAGCTTCTCAAGTCACCTGTCCCCCCACA